AACGTGATCTCGGAGGTCAAGGGCTGTTGGACGCTCACGATGGACACGTAATCCGCGTTGGCCAGGATGAGGCCAGACGCAGTGGTGATCTGCATAAGGCCGTTGCTCTCGCGCCGGTACAGATCCGCGTAGGCCCGGTTGCGGAGCCTCTGCCATGGGTTGAAGGCAAAGACTTCGTACGGCATCAGGCTCGCCGGCGGAGTGAGTAGCTGGCAGGTCCAGTCCGCATTGGGCGCGTAGGGCACCGACGCGGGGCCCTGCCAACCGTCATCGGGGTTTCCTGTCCAGCTGTAGGAAGGCATCCGGGCGCCGGTGGCGGGGTTGATCCAGATCGCGCCCACGCTGGGCTTGATCCCGTTCAGGGTCGGTTCGATGTCACCGATGGCATACAGGGGGCTGTCGAGTGCCGATTTAGCCAGCCCCCGGCTCGGCAGGAAGGAGAACATCGGCTCCTTGGTCTGGGGCGCAACAAATTGGGAGAGGTCCACCGTGAAGGGAGCCACGGCCTTCTGCAAAACAATGCGCGGATCCTCCATCACCATTTCCAACTGGCTGTCGGTGGTCCAGTAGATGTGGGTGCCCGGATCCAGGGAAGAGATGGATTCGATGGTGGTGATCCGGTTAAGGATCGGATCCACGCCTGCGACCGTCCAGGAGGATCCCCCAGTGGCTTGCAGCCCGTCACCGAGGACGATGCCGTTGACGTGATCCAGGTCGATGTAGTTCTGCGCAGCGGTGATCCCGACCATCACGGTCCAGAACTCCACATCCTGCGAGGAAGGATTGGCAAGGGAGAAATTCGCCGCCCAGTTGCCCGGAGCCCAGTTGAGATTGGAGAGTTGCCCATATTGAGGGATGAAAGAGATGGCCGGCCAGGGCGTTGGATTGAGGGTCGCGCAGTTGTAAGGACCTGAATAGGCCGGGTTCGTGGTCTGGTCATAAGCCGGGTCCGCCGGGCAATATTGCAGCACGGTCTGGTCTTTGCTGTCGGTGATGGTGCCAGGGGTGCCAGATTTCGGGTAGAGCGAGGGCGGGGCGGACCACACCTGTATGCCACCGGATAGCTGACTCACGAGGTTCCAGGTGTTCGCGGGGAACCCGGTGTCCCCGGTTGGGGCGATCCCGCCAACCATGTACTGCTGGCCCAGAGGGTCAAGCGCGGCCTGGGCGATGGTGCCCGGGGGGAACTGCAAGGAGGGTAAGAATAGATCCGGGATAGAGGTGGGTAACGTCCATGTGAATATCCAATACCCGTCGCCGAAACTCCCATCGGGTTCCCACCAGACGGACGTTTGGGACCCTCCGTAGGGGTAAAAATCCGCATGTGCCGTTTGAACGGGGGCCTCGCCGGGAATATTTATGTCCGCCATGAACACCGGATAATCACAGGTGAGCACCTGCGATTGAGTGGCCCATGCCCCCTGGGGATCCGGAAAATACACGTCGTTCGGATGGAGCCCTGTCGACAGGCCCGGGCGGCTCAACTGTGTGAAATTGTTTATCGAACTCCCATAGGTGAATGAAAACCCCTTTTGGGTGACGGCTGCTCCGTTGGATGCCTGAATCGGGACTGGCCGCTGCCAGGAGGGCGGAACGTAGCTCCAGGTGACGGTCCCGTCCACGGCCGCAGGGCCGGTGTATTCCCAGATTGCGGTCCCGTCCGTGATGGCCGATCCGGCGCCCGTTGGGCCAGCAGACGCGGAGATTCCACCCACAGTGCACTGATAGGCGCTGCCACCGTTGATGACCTGATTCCCCACGATATAGGCTGTGGAATCGGACCAGGGAACCCCTCCGGTCGTTGCCACACCGGTGTATTCCCAGGTGACGGTTCCATCAGAAATGGAAGACCCCGTCCCTGCGGGTCCTGCGGCCATTGAGGTGCCCGCCGTGACGCACTGGTATCCCATCGCCCCGTTGATGACCTGGTTGCCCTCTGAATAGGTGGTGGAGGGGGTCCAAAGGGATCCCGAGGTGATTCCGGTCGGGCCGTTGCTCGTGGTGCTGCTCACCCCGCCCACAATGGACAAGTAGAGATTGGAACCGTTGAGGATCAGGGTGTTGGCGGGATAGTTCGTGCCGCCTTCCCACTGGGGCGCGGACGGGCTCCCGAGGTATGAATTGGCCAGTTGCATGGACCAGTCCACCACCTTCATCTCGATGGAATAGTCATCGGCCGCCTGCCGATTTTTCAGGGTCGACGGGTCCACGGTGCCAAGGAACAGCCTGGTGCTGTCGGCGTAGAGTTCGAACCAGGGCGGCAGCAGCTCGGGCTTATTGTTGACATCGGTGGACGCCAGGGAGTTCAGGATGAAGGTCCAGATCGAACCGTCTGGATCGCCCACCTTGGTGGTGAGAGTGCCAGGCTTGACCTTGCTGAGATTGCCCTCGCCGTCCACCTCCTGGTTGATTTCGGCCAGTTCGAAAATCTGGCCAGAGACCACCTTCAGGGCGCCCGGGGTGGTGGTGCCAGGATTCTGCCAGAGGTTGCAGGTTATGGTCCTGGCCATCAGAAGGCCCCCAGAACTTTGCGGGAATAGATTGTTCCGGCCCGGAACGTGATCGCCACGTCCTTGGCGACGGGCAGGCCCTTCTTGATACCCATGGCGCCGATGGTTACCGTCTCGGCAATGAACCCGCCGTAGGTCGGTCCAGGGCTTACAAATAGCGACCCGACCGGGTTATCCAGCAGGGCCAGCAGGGACGGAAAATCCAGCTGGCATCCATTGGCAGAACCGATCTGATAGCCATTCATTGACATCAAATCGTTGTATACCGACCATTTCAAAACCAGTTCGGGGATCCACCCAAGCCGGCGGGTCGCCTCGGATCCGTCAATGAGCGGCACGGTCACCCGCTTCTCAATCCACTCGAAGCTGACCCCGTCTTCCGCGTTGGGAGAAGGCAGGTAGTTGACCGAGGCATAGCCTCCGGCCCAGCTTCGGTTGATGTTCAAGAGTGCGATGCGGGGGGTGCCCGGCTTGATAAAGGTCATCCGGTGGCCCTCCCGATCCGCTGATTGCTGCTGTTGACCATCTTGTCGATGGCGCGCTGACCTTCGGTGGTGCTGGCGAAGATCGCGCCTCGAGCGTCGATCGCGACATGGGACGGCATCGCGCCGCCGTTCTGCGCCAGTCCAGCGCGGCCATAGCTACCGGCCTGGGCACCGAGGCGGGAAACCTGATTCGCATGGCTGGCGAGGTTGTAGCCCAGGTTTTGATGGGCGTTGGCCCAGTCCTTGAAGTCATGTTCCGGCGCCACGAGCTCCGGGCCCGCCTCGCCCATCAGGGCCAGAGTGGGGGTGTCGATCAGGCCGCCCGTCGCGAACTTCCCGCCGGTGCCGGAGGCCACCTTGGAGGCGGCCGCAATGCTTCCGGTCATGATCGCGATCTCCGCCAGCGCCGCGGCCTCGCCGCCCACCAGAGAAAGGGGAGCCCATGCGGCCCAGATCTCAGCGGTGGCCAGGGATTCGGCGGCGGTTTCCTGGAGCATTGCGCCGGCCATGGATGCCGTGCTGAACGCGGCGCCGGCGGCGGCCGTCATCAGGTACTGGGCGGCCATCTTGGCCAGGGCCCCAATGACGGAGGTCTCAACGCTCTTGCCAAACGCCTTCATGGCCTGGGCGCCCGACTCGGTGTGCTCCAGGATGCCCTCGATGCTGTGGGCCACGCCATCCTGGATACCCGTCATGGCCTGTAGGGTGGTGGACCGGAACGAGTTGAACAGGTTGTCGCCCTGAGCCACGAAGTCATGCATCCCGGCCAGGGCCCCACCGGCGGCCGTACCGTTCCAGTGCGCTTCAACCATGTACTGCAGCGCAGCGTGGGCCTGCGGTCCACCCTTGGCGGTTTCGGCCTTGAGCTTTTCCTCGATCTCACCCCGGGTCATCTTGCCCTGGATCTCACTCTGCTGGGCCAGGGACTTCCGGAGGTCCTCGAGGGCCTTCTTGTTCGCGGCATCCAAGGCGTCCTTGGTGGCGGCATCCTCAGCCAGCTGGGCGGCATCGGATTCCCGCTTGATCTGCAGCATCCGGTCCATGTAGGCCTTGTGCGCAGCGATGTTCGCTTCCTGGGCCTGCGCCTGGTTCGCCGCCGTGGGGGACTTGGCCAGTTCCAGGTCGATCTTATGATATTCCTCGTTCAGCTTGGCCAGGGCCTCCTTCTCATCCCGCTCCTTCTTCAAGGCGATGGTGCTGGCGCCGATGGTCTTGATGTCCTCCGCATTGAGGCGGTTGGTCTGCTCCTGGAGGTTGTTGTTCACCTCCAGGTCCTCCTTCTTCTCCCGGGCCGCGGCGGCGGCTGCCTTCCTGGATTCCTCCTGGGCCTTCTTTGCGGCGGCCTTTGCCGCTTCAATTTCCTCTTTGGTCTGGGCGTGTTGGCCATCACCGGCATGACCAACGCCGCGCATTTGCTCACGCTGGCCCTCGGGGGATTTGGCGAGAATTCCAGCACCTTCTTTTGCCATCATCTCGTTGATGGCTTCAGTCGGGTCCATAATGAACTTGAGCACAGACCCCGCGCCATTGACGGCCTGGAGCGCATACGATGCGAATTTCAGCAGGTTGCTGTTCATCATCGCGAAGAACTTGTCCCAGGGCTCGTAGTTCTCCGCAACCCCCCGCTTCAGCGCATCCATCTGGATGTTGAGCAGACCGGCTTCCTTCTCCATCCGCTTCATGCGCTCAATGCCACTGTCATCAATCGCTATGCCATATTTTTCCAGGGCTTCCGTGCCTTCACCGATGTTCTCGAAGAACCGCCGCATCTGGGGCAGCTCCTCGATGGCCCCGCGGCCCAGCATCTCCTGGGCCAGGATCAGCCTTTTGGTCTGGTCGGTCTCGCCCTCGATCACCGCCAGGGCGCCCCGCATCACCTCGATCGGTTGCATGTGCATGAGCGCGGCCTGGGAGGCGGCCACGCCGTTGGCGATGAACACCTCGGAATTTGACTTCATGGCCCGGGTGACGCCGGTGAGCCACCCGCTCAACTGCTCGATGGTGCCGCCCGTGAGCTTCATGGTGGCGTCGAACACGTTCAGGTTATGCAGTCCCTCACCGGTCTGGAACTGGAGCCCCTCGAACGTCCTGGCAAGTTCGTTGACTTGGGCGCTGGCTTCCGGGGCGAACTCCCCAACGGCCTTGAACCCCTCCATGACCTTCCCGGCCAGGGCCCCGGCGATCCCGGCCACCCCGCCGATGCCGGCGGCCAGCTTCCCGAAACCTCCAGTCATCTCGTCCACAGAGGCGAACATCTTGGCCTGGAACTGATCGAGGACCGCCATGGCCGATGAAGCATCTCCGGTGATGGTGATCTTCATCTCATTGGCCATGGCGCGTCCTCATTCAGTCTTCGGTCAGTTCGGGTGGGTCCGGTGGTGTGCCGCCGTTGGCGTAGATCGGGAGGGCGCTGTGCCAGCAGACCTGGGCATGCCGAAGGGCTTCCCGGGCCTGCTCCCGAAGGTCACGGTCCGCGATGGCCAGGGCGTCGATGATGGGGAGCCGGGCCGCCTGCTCCCAGCCCCCCACCTTCGATGCGATCAGGCGCCGGAGGGGGAAGCGGCCGAGTCCTGGGCCTGTTTCCCCTTGGTCTTCTTGCCCCCTGTGGCGTCCGAAGAGTCGGGGGTAACTCCCAGCCGTTCCCACAGAGCTGATTGAAAATCCATGGCGGCCTTGAAGGATTCCGCGAACGGCGCAGCAGCTGCCCGGTCCTCCAACTCGGCCATGATCGCCGGGTTCGATTCCGCCTCCTTCAACTCGATCTTGGAGGCCGTCCAGATGGCGGCCAGCTTCCGGATGGTGTGGAGGGCCCCGGCCTTCCCCAGCGTCTCCACCATGGCTGAGAGGCCCTGGAAATCGCCGCTCTTGAGCTTGACCTGGGCGCCCATGATGAGGCCCAGGTCAAGCCCGCCGAACAGCGGGAGCCCCATTTCAAACCTGCGGGTGCTCTGCATCGTCTCTCCCTTACTGCCGCGGCGCGGTGGCCATGTCCCACAGCGAGGTGCAGTACTCGCCGTTGAACGGGCTGGTGAGGCTGGTTTCCGGCTGAGCACTGAAGGAGACCTTCAGGTCCACAGCCTTGCTCTTGCTGAATGCCATCTCCGCGCTGATATTGATGGTCGCCCGGGGGATCACCAGGTGGTCGAAATCGCCCGGGTAGACGGTGCTGGGCTGCCGGTAGATAAGGAGGTACTTGTTCAGGGCCCGCTCGGATCCCATCCCGATCCTGGTCCGGCCCGCCTTGCCCGCGCTTCCCGCGATGACGGTGATGTTCCCGGCCGGGGTGGACAGACCATCCACCAAGTGGTCAATGTTCACGTCCAGGAAGGTGAACTCGCCGGAGACCAGCAGGTCCTGGGCGGCCAGGATGAACTCGGGGCCATCGTTCGGGTTGACCTTCAGGTCTTCCTGGTCGAATTTGACCTTGAGCCCGTCCGCCGTGAGGAAGCCCCAGGGTGTGATGAGCGGGTTCAGGGTCTGGCAGCTGGTGGGATCCAGGTAGAGCCGCTGGAGCCATCCGGCCTGGTAGTCGCTGAACGCCGGGGATGCCGGGGGCGCCAGCCAGATCAGGGGCCCGGTGGCGAGGCCCAGGGCCGGGGTCAGGGTCGCGCCGGTGCCCCCGGCGGCCGTGCAGGTAGGAACCGTGGTGTAGCCCGCGCCCGGGTCGGTGATGGTGATACTGGTGATGATGCCCCCGGCCACGTTGGCGAAGCCCTGGGCCTGCCGGATGACGCTGGATCCACCACCGGCGAAGGTGCAGAGGGCGCCTTGGACGAAGGTGGTGCCAGGAACGGTGACGGTGACCTTACCCACCTCTTGGCTGGGGTTGGGATAGGGCAGGATGAACAGCTTCCCGGCTCCGGGCCGGAACCAGTTGGCGTTTGCGGCAGCCATGCCGCCGAAGTTGGTGCCCATGGTTATTTCTCCTCAGGGGCGGCGGGGGCCTTAGGGGCGGCTGCCGGGGTGTCAGGGGTGGGGGTCTCGGCGACTGGCGCCGGGGGATCAGGAGCAGGGGCCGGTTCGGTGGCTTCGACCACCACACCCGGGACGGCGAGGACCTGGGCGGCGGCGCTGTCGGGGATTTCCGTGGGGATGCCGGCGGGGAGGGACAGGCCGAGGTCCGGGAAGACCGCATTGCAGGTGGTGCTGGTCGCCTTCATTCGGGCCTCCAGAGGTAGTGGCAGTTGAAGTCCAGGGCGGTCCCGGCCAGAGGGTTGTCGTCCTCGGATCCGTCCCACTGCTGGTCGATCCAGACGATCCGGCGGACCAGGCCGCCCAGGGTGTCGTCGGCGAGCATGGCCCGGCGCACCTGGATGGCCATGGGGTCCGTGGCGTCATCCTCCGGGCGGTTCGCCACCCGGATCTCCACGCGCAGGGTGTAGACCCGTTCGTGCGGCTGGGTCTGGTCATCGTCCATGTTCAAGGGCTTGTCCCCGTGGGAGAACAGGCACAGGGCCGGGAGTTCAGCCGTGCCCAGGTTGCGCCGGGGAGACTTGAACAGGTTGGTGAGGCCGGTGGCCGCCAGCAGAAGCGGGGCGGCCGCGGCGCGGATCTGGAACTGGATGCTGCTCAAGGCGCCCCCAGGAACACCTGAAGGACGAATCCCTCAGCGAGGTAGTGGGTGGAATTGATGCGCCAGAGAGTGCCGCCCCAGGTGAGGGTGTTGCCCTCGGCCAAGGCCGGCACATCCGCCGCGCAGAACTTCAGGGTGCGGGTCCGGCCGGAAACGATGGCCTCGCCGCCCAGGGAGTCCTGAATGGAGGCCATGCCCGGGATCCCCAGGACGACCGCGCCGCCGGTCAACGTTACTGACTGGCCGAAGTCGACCAGCATGGCGCGGATGTCCTGGGAGGGGTTCATGAGTTACTTGGCCGGGGGGGCGGCGGGAGCCTGGGCGGGATAGACCTCAGCCCGGCCGGCGTCCACCAGGCCCTGGGCCGTGGCGTCGTCCAGGGTGACGATGGAGCCACACTTGAGTTCCACGGGCTCGGTCTCGCCGGGCGCGGGCGGGAGCATGGTGCCGAAGATGTTCCGGATTTGCATGGTGTCCTCAGAAAAATGGAAGGGTCAGGAAGGGAGGAATGGGGCGGAGCCGAAGCCCCGCCCCGGTTGGCTTACAGCAGGTCCTTGATCGCGGAGAAGGACCCGGGGTGGCCCAGGGCCACGTCGATCAGCTGGCGGCTGATGACGCGGGTGATGTCCTGGCCGGCCAGAGTGTACGGGTCGATCACCAGTTCCAGGCCGCCGCCCCACTCGCCGATGTAGAGGTCCGCCCAGTTGGCGAAGATGGTCGCCCGGCAGTTGTTGGAGGTGCCCTTGACCAGGTTGTTCGGAAGGTTGTTGGTGGCCGCGGCATAGTAGCCGTTCACGGTGCCGGAGCCGTCCTTCTGGTCGGTGTTCTGCCAGATTCGGTTGGAACCGTTGACGCCGATGAACTCCAGGGTCTTCTTGCACTCACCCCGGATGGCCACATCGGTCAGGTAGGCCAGGTTGCCCAGGTCCGCGTTGGCCGTGGCCACGGCGGTTTCCAGGTCGATGAAGGGCTGGACGCCCAGGGTGGCGAGGCTCAGGCCGTTGGTGCCCATGGCCACGGCACCGATGCCCGCCTGGTTCAGGACGCCGGTGGGCTGCCCGGAGGCGCCGGAACCGTTCAGGGCCACGCGGTCAATCTCGATCGAGTGAACCTTCAGCAGTTCCTGGTTGCACAGGGCGTCGAACATCTCCTCGGCCTGGGCCAGCTGCTCCGCGGTGAAACTGAGCATGCCCTTGAGGATGTGGGGCTTCATGGTCACGTTCTGGATGGCGATGGTGCTGTCGGTCACATCCGCGCCGGAGTTTTCCGAGATCCAGTAGGTCTGGGCCGCGGCGGTCTGGCGGACGAAGGAGTAGTTCGACCGGAGGCCGGCGAACAACTGGGCGCCCATCTGGAACACCCGGGTGCGGTTGCGGAGGAGCTGCAGCCAGCCGGCGTATTCGGTGAACACCGCGGCGCCGCCCTGGGCCGGAACGATGGTCTGCAGGACGTTGGCAGTGGTCACGCGCTGGTTGCGGACCTTGAAATCGTTGGGAACGAAGAAGCCCGGGGTGTCCTTATTGAGCCGCTGGGACATGGCCTTGGAGACTTCCACCTCGAACCCCGCCTTGGAGAAGTCCCGGCTGACCAGGGCGCGGATGGCGCGGCCCACGGAGAACCGCTTCTGCTCGTCCTCGGTGAGGCCCAGGTCCTCGGAGGTGGCCTTCGGGGGCGGCATGGCCTGGGGGCCGCGCTCCTGCAGCAGAGCGAACACCCGCTCCTTGACCTGGTCCACGGTCTGGGCGGAGGTCAGGAATTCATCGACCTCCTTGCCGATGCCGTAGCGCACCGCCAGGTTGCGGAGTTGGATGACAGCGGTGCGCTCGGCGGCGCGCTCGGCGGTCATGAGGCCGGGGATGGAGGTGCGCAGTTCCTGGGCCGCCTTCAGGGCAGCCGCGATCTCTTCGGGGGTCATGAGACCCTCCTCTCTCGTGGTGCCGGCCGGGACGGCCGGGGGGGTGGTGGATTGATGGTTCCGGCCCACACCCACAACGGGGTCTGCCGGGACGGTGACAAGGGAAATCTCGTTGAGGGCCCAGAGCATGATTCGGTAGGTGGGATAGTCCCGCTTGTCGTCCGGGGTCACCTGGACCACGTCGTCCGAGTCGTAGTCATAGTTGATGGAGGTGTCCGTGAGGATCCCGTCAGCCACATCAGCCATGGCCCGCTCGCCGTCCGGGTTCTTGGCGAAGCGTAGGGTTCCCCGGAGAACACCGTCCTTGACCATGCTCGGCATGAACCGGCCGATGATCGTGTCCCGGTTGTGATTGAACAGGGCCGGGCCGCCGTTGTCGCCCTTGAACCGGGACAGGTCGATGCTCTTGCCGCTCGAGTGGTCCAGAATTTCGTATCCGTATCCGTACCCGGACACGTAGCGGAGGATTTCCGAGGTGTCGGAGGACACAGAGACCGGGACCGTGCGGGTTTCCAGGTCGAGGCCGCCCCGCTCGAACCGGAGGCTCCGCTGGTGGGGTTCCTTGGGGTCGGCCGCATCGCGGCGGTTGGACTGACGGTTAGCCATTCTGGCCTCCTGCGGTGCCATCTTTTTCGGTGGCTGCCTCTGCGGACGCCGGCGCATCTGCGGCGGCCTCCTGGGGCGGCATCATTCCCTTGGTGGTGTAGTCCAGGAACAGGCCGAGCTCCTTGGCACGCGCCTGCTCCAGGGACCGCTGGACGAGGATTTCCTCCCAGTCATCGCCCTGCTCGGCACAGACCGCCTGCAGGGTGGTGAAGCCCCCGGCGATTGCCGCTTTGCTGGCGTCGGTATCCTTCTGGGGGTCGATCCACTGCCAGCCGCGGGGATACCACTGGGGGGCGCAGAGCTTGCCCGGGTCGGTGACGGGAATGTCCACCTGGCGTGAGAGGACGGCCATATCCAGCCAGTCGGGGAAAATCTTGTCGTGGAAGCCCCGCACGAACCAGCCCTGGTGCTTGCGCCAGTTGTCGCGTTCGTCCAGCAGGGCCACCCGGGCGGAACTGTAGTTCGCGGCGCCCACGTCCCCGGTGAGGGAGTGGTAGGCCACACCCAGGCCCACGGAGATTCCACGGAGCAGGGCTTTGCTGAAAGGGTCGAATGCCGTGCTGGGGTGCTGGATGGCCGGGAACTCGGCCTTCACGCCGGCGGGGAGGCCCACGAACTGGGCCACGTCGCTCTGCACCTGCAGGGTGGTCGGGTCGGCCAGCTCCTCACCGCCATCCGAGGGGTCCATGGTGCCGAGTTCGGAGGTCAGGAACCCGAGGCGGTCCGCCTCCCAGTTGGCAGCCACGATTTCGGAATTCCAGTAGCGGCCCACCAGGTTCAGGAAGGTCATGACTCCGGTGGCCCAGGGGTTGAACCGGGTGCGGCGCGTGCGGTCCGCCCGGCCAATGTGGATGATCTCGCTGGCGGGGATCCGGACGCGCTTGCGGTCCAGGGCCAGGTCGGTGGGGTGCGCGGTCCAGACCCAGTAGGCGACCCGCCGGCCCCACTTGTCGATTTCGACGCCCATGATCACTTCGTTCTGGCCCTGGGCCGGCGCGACGTTCCAGGTCCAATCCACCCTGTCCGCGTCGATCAGTTCGAGTGCGAAGCCGAAGGCATTGGGGAAGCCCGGCACCTTGCGCACGAAGGCCTCTCCATCCGTGACCACCGTGGTGAGCACCAGGTGTTCGAAGTCGGTCCAGGCCATGCCGTCCACCGTGGCGTCCTTGCCCCAGAGCTTCCAGGCGTCCTTGATGGCCTTGTTCCAGGCCTTCTTGGGCTTGTCGGAATTGCCGGTGATGACGCTGTCGAAGGCGATGCCGTAAGGCCCGAGGATGTTGGTGCAGCATAGGCCCAGGTAGCGGACCATGAACCCGTTGTCCCGGGCCAGGGTGCGGCTGTGGGCCCGGAGCGCCCGGATGTCCCGTTTGACTTCTTTGTTCGCGCTCTCCAGGGCCACGCTGAAATTGACGGTCCGAGAATTGACGTTCCCACCGGCATAGCCCATATAGGCCTGCTGGCCGCGCTGGAATCCTTCATGCCGGGCATGGTTGACCAGGGTGGCGATGGTGGCCACCGTGGCGGGATCCTCACTGGTGGCCTTGCGGCCGATGCCAATCCAGCGTAGCGGGTTCAATGGAGCACCACGGGGTGAACGGTAATGAGCGGGCGCCCGGCCTCGGTGCGCAACCGGGCGGCATAGAAGGCCTGGAGCTTGATCAGGTCGATGTGGGCGAGCTTGAAAGCCTCGGTGTCGCCGATCTTGTAGCGGGTGATCGGATCGGACATCCGGCCCTCGATCACCGCCGTGACGGCTTCATAGCACTTCCGGAAGTGGGACCGGCTGTCATAGGTCTGCGTGGGGTCCGGCCGGACCACCAGCTCCGCCCAGGCCACGGTGAACCGCTGGCCGGCGTTTGGGCCGGTGCCGCTGATGACAGCCTTCCAGGCGTACTGCCCGGGCGCCCAGCTGGCCGTGGTGGTGTCCGGCACGTTGACGTCGAAGCTCATGCCGTCCGGGTCCGCCGTGGTCGGGATGCTCACGACCGGCTGGCCCATCATCTGCAGGTAGTAAGTCAGGACCCAGTTCTGGCCAGAGGAATAGCCCTCCACCGCCTGGTTCCAGATGACAGAATCCCCCGCACAGATTTCCGTGGGCTCTACGTTCTTAGAGCTATCCGGCCATCCCATGGGGTTATACGCCATTTGCCCCTACCTCCACGATGGAGGATGCGGCGGATTCAAAAGCCGACTGTCGTCATGGGATGACGACGATTTAGGGCAAGAGGAAGCCCCCGGTGAGGGGGGCTTGGGGGGTGATCATTCGTTGAAAAGGTGCTGGGGATGGGATTCGAACCCATGGCGCTGACGGTATTGGGTTTCCTGCCCCACCGCCCCCGTCTTGCAGGTGTCATCGTTAATCCACTCCGACACCCCAGCGGATCATGGTCATGGGCGCGTCAGCCGGGATCGTGGGGGCAGCGGAACCTCTGTGTGGCCTGGACGAAGGACTCCTGGATCTGCTGGGCCAAGGCCTGAAGCTTGCGGTCCAGCTTCTCCTCCTGGGCCTGAAGCTGGGCGGAGAACTCCTTCTGGTCCGGAAGGGCCCGGACGCGCTCCCGGAGAATTCCCAACTCCTGCTGAGCCGCAGAGAGTTCCTTGCGCATGGCGTCCAGCTTTTCCCACATGGTTCGCTGTTGGTCCTCCAGGTTTTTTCGGTCCCGGAGCAGAAGCAGCCGGATGATCCCCCAGATCCCGCCGATGATCGCCAGGATGAGGGTGCAATAGCCGAGGATCAGCTGGGGCGTCATCTAAATCAAACCACGGGGGCGGCCGGGGCCGCGGCGGAAGCGGCGGTCTTGGCAGCCACAGCAGCTTCAACGGCAGCTTCGAACTTCTGGGCTTCGGCCAAGGCCTTGGCAGCTTCGGCATCCGCCTTGGCTTTGTCGGCTTCGAAGTCAGCCTTCACCCGGGTGGAGACCTTGGCCAGGAAGGACTCAACCCCATCGCCCAGAACCTCCGCGGCTGCCTTGATCTTCTTGGCGTCCGCTTCGGCGATGGCCGCCCCCTTCGCGGCATCGGCCTTGAGGTTGGACCAGTAGTGGCCCAGGAACAGCGCCGCCAGGGCGACGAGAGCCCAGATGATGTGGATCAGGTTGGAACTGATGATTTCAGGCATGATGGTTTCCTCAGAAGGTGATGGCGGCGCCAACAAGCGCCAGGGTTTGGGATTTGCCCCCGGCCATTGCCGGCAGGCCCTGCTGGATCAGCTCGCCCACCACCCGCACCCGGGCGATGTCCTGCTCCACGATGACGCCCACGGCCGACTGGCCTGGGGCATAGAGCAGCCCGGCGGCCCGCCGGTATGTGGGATGGATGGCCTGGCGCAGCTCGCCCACCGCGGCGTCATCCTGGACGAAGGCCTGCCGGTGATCCTGGTCGGCCAGGGTGAGCTGCAGGTTCTGGGCCTTCAGGTCGGTGATGTCCTTGGCTTGGGCGGCGATCAGGGCATCCTTCGCCAGATCCAGCTCAGGAGGAACCGACGCAGGCTCAGGGTCGGGCATTCCAGGCAGGGGATCGGGACCAGGGGGGCGACGAGCGGCCGCCCGCAGCCGCGCCACTTGAGCCTGCAGGCGGGAAACGTTTTGATCGTCGGTGGCGATGGCCGGGGCGATTTCCTGGGCGGCTGCGGCATGCTGATCCCCCTGTTTGGCGGCGGCCTGGGACGCCCCCTGGTCCACGTTGGCCTGCTGGATGTGCGCTTGGTCCCGTTTGCCCTGGCTGTGGTCCCGGTACATGAAGATGCCGGCCAGCACCAGGGCGAGGCCGGCGGCGCCGATGAGGTAGCCCTTGCCGATCACTGGGGCGCCTTCTCGGTCAGGAGGACCTGCTTGGTGCTCAGGGCGTGGATCTGGTTCTTCAGACCGTTGCCGGGCATCACCAGGGTGGTCTCCGCCTCGAGGCAGCAGAAATTCTCATCTCCAGAGATGGATTTGACCTCCAGTTCCAAGGTGACGATGTCACCGGCCTGGATGAGGGTGCCGTTTTTGTCATGGCTCATTGCTGATCCCCTTGAGGAAGTTGGTCATCCCGCTTGAAGTGGGCCGCAACGGTCCCACCCACAAGCAACGTCGCCAGAGACACCAGCACCACGCCGACGCCCTGTTTGATGTCATGGTCATTGCCCTTGAGGATCTGGTACGCAGCCGCCCCGCAAAGCATCAGGAATCCCACCATCACCGTCTGGGTCCCGCGAACCAGCGCCCAGCGCTTCGGATCCTGCGGTCGGTCCTGCCGGATCAGATCCTCGAACCTGCCAGTCCGCGCCTGGGAGGTCATAGCCATAGGGGTTGCAGATGGCGCAGTCGCACATTCAAGCGGCATTCGGCACCGCCCTGGCGCGCACCAGCCAGCCGGCCAGAAACTCCTCATCCTCTGGGTGTGCGGCCTCGATCTCGTTGTAGCGCGCCACCGAGGCGTCGCAGATTTTCTGGATGAGGCAATCAGGGTCCTGGGCATTGACGGCCGCCTCTGTAGCAGGGCCGTACGCGCCATCGGCGTCTACACCCAGGATGTGCTGGACCATGCGGACCTCGGTTCCCCCACCGAAGTTGACGCACAGATCCATGATTTTTGAGGCAACGGCCTGGCTCTGGATCCCATCAAATCGCCAGAACTCGGCTCGGTAGATCCGCTCCACGTCTGCGTCCGAGATGGCCCGTAGCGCGTCCTCGGTCATGATCCCGTAGTGCTGGGCCACCGCCAGGGTAATGCCATGCATGGTTGGGCCGCCTCGATCGTTGCGACGGTTGGACCAGCCTCCCTCGTGAGGGAGCAGGAACTGCAGCGCGGGTTCCAGTTGGGCCACGGATAGCCTCCGGTCCCAGAATGCGGGGAGGAGGTCGGCCGGGTGTCGTCATGGGATGACGACGGAAAGGGCATAAAAAGGCCCCCGGTGAAGGGGGCCGATCCGAGAACAGGACTACTTGCGGTTGCGGAGATGGGTGCAGATCGGGCACTGGCACGGCGTCCAGGTGGCGCAGTAATCGGGCGGATCCTGGTGCAGCTTCTGCACTTCCAGTGCGGCATACTCCAGTTCCTCCAGACTCGCGACCCGAACGCGAAGGGCATCCAGCCCGCAGTCGCATTCCCGGTCCAGGTAGTGATTACAGAAGGCGTGATGCACCGGCTCCATTGTAATTTCATGTTCGGTCGCCATGTTGGCTCCTGGGTTCGTGGGGTTGGACATCAGCCTTTCGGCTTAGGGTAGGTGGGTGCGGAGCCCACCGTTTTCGGTGGGCTCCCTGGATTCAGGACTTTCTTGCCGGTGTGAACGGGATGGGGTTGCTTCAAGGCTCCTCCTTTTGGACAGTTACGGTTTCGTGGGGTCTTCGGGACGAGTGGAGCAGAACGAGCATTTCGGGTCGCTGCACTTCGGCGTCCTCCAGCCGCAATCCGGGCACCACCAGGAATCCCAGCGGTCGAAATACTGCTGGTTGTTGTGCTTGCCGGGGCAATTCAGCATCGTCATGCTCCTGGACAAGATCATTCGTTGACGGCCTTCGGAATCCATGACCCCTCCGGCATTTCGTCTGGATCGGTTTCGAGGAAGCAGGAACAGGTGATCCCCGGCTGGCGGTAGCCGCCCTTGAACAGGCGGGCCGTGTCTGCGTGGCCGGCCTTGATGGCTCCATCCTCGATCTGCTCCGCGATGGCGTAGAGGTCGGGGTGGACGGCACGGAGGGCATCCCACTCCTTCTCCCGCATGTTCGGGCAACAGAAGCAGGAGGACTTACCCACCTCCACCTTCCACCGCCGGTTGATGATGTGGCACTCCTCACGGTTCATGTGCCAGGCCACCAGGGGATACCATGGCATTTCTGTGGTTAGGTCAACCTCGGGGCTGGAGCAGTAGCGATGTGCCGCTGCCTCAACCCGAGCGCGTTCCCCAGCGTCGTAGCCGATGGCCACGGCGGACCGGGGGAACCCATGTTCTTTGCGCCACTTTTGCATGGGCTGGATCTTCCACTTCGAGGTGCAGCCGGCCAGATTGTAGGCTTTGCTGGGAAGGTAGCCTGTGCGCAGGGCATTCTCATGGATGGGCTCGAAGGTGCCATCCTGCCGGATCCACCTGACCACCTCGAAGGGCCACCCCGCCTTGGCCGCCCAAGCGGCGAACTGCTCAACGGATCGGTAGGTCTCGGGAGTCTCGCTCCCGGTGTCCGCGAACAGGGTCCAGTCCGGGCGAAGGCCCCGCTCGAAGCAGCCCAGAGCCATAGCCCAGGAATTCGCCCCGGCACCGATGTTCATCCCCCAGGTATGCAGGGGTGGTAGGGGCGAGAAGATCGGCAGGGGCTCGATCTCGTCCAGGTTGAAAAGGGAATCGCTCAAGGGTGCCTCGGAAGGTTCACGGGTTTGGACAGGTGCGCTAGGTGCGCGGGGTGATGGAGAGGTCGATCCCAGACCGGCCCTCGTTGGGCGGGGCCTGGAGCAGCGGGAAGAACCACGCAAGGCGGCCGTGAGGCATGGCCTGGGGTGTGTAGGGGAACTCCGTCTGGTGGTTGAGCCACTTGACGCGCTTCCACATGGCCAGGGCCAGGACTTCAGGCGCCACAGCCTCATCCGTCCAGGGGATCGCCACCACATCCATGTCGTTGGCGAGGGAGCCGTGGATCGCCAGGGCATATCCGTTCTCTCGGGCCACCTCACACAGGCCAGCGTAAAGACCGGCGTAGGCGGGGGCGATGTTTGCGGTTTTCATCGTCATGCTCCTGGACAGGCTATGCAGCCTGCGGGTGTTTGATTGAGGAGTGGACGCGCGGCCCGCGGCCGCCAACGAGGAAGGCCGGGGTGGCCGTCCTCAAGTCCAGATCGTCCAGGTGATTGACGTAGCGTTGCGTGGTGGCGATGGTCGAGTGGCCGAGCAGCTTCATCACGGCCACCAGGTTCCGGCTGTGGAGGTATGTCCCGGCCGCGAAGGTGTGGCGCAGGGCGTGAGGGGTGATCCGCCGGGTGACGCCGGCCTTCTCCGCCAGGGACTTGATGATCTTCGAAGCGGTCTTCGTGCTGAGGCGCCAGGATTCCCGGCAAGCCATCGCCCGGTCCTCGGACATGAAGAGGGGGCCAACATCACCGCGGCTCCGGAACGAGGCTTTCAGGTAGTCCTCGACGGCCTTCTTGACCTCCTTGCGCACGGGAATCAGGCGGTCCTTGGCGCCTTTCCCTTGCCTGACGTGGATGGTGGTGCCCCCGCCGGCGTCGTTCAGGAAGTCACAGATGTCCAGGGCCACCAGCTCGGCAATTCGGACGCCGGATCCGAGCGCCACGATGGCCAGGGCCAGTTCGCGCTTTCCCTCGCACTTGGCAGCGAAGAGGTAGGACTTAATTTCCTTCTCGTTCATGACCTCGTGGGGCCGGATGACCTGGACCTTGGGAACCGGGAGTAGGTATTTCACCCGCTCCATCGGGAGGTCGTGGCCGCCCATGGCACCGGTCCAGTCAAGGAAAGACCGCACGGCGATCAGCGCCGCGGCATGGCTGGATTCGCCACGCCGGTCGGCCATGAGGATCCCCTTCCAGGCAACCAACTGCACCATCTGGAGCTCGGAGAGTTGGGCCACGCACATCATCTCGAAGGCCGCGGTGATGTTTCGGCGATAGGTGCGCGCCGTCTTCTTGTTGGGAATCCGGCAGTCCAGGAACGCCTCGATTACGAGGGAGACAGCACTGGCACGGTTAATCACCGGGACAGCGTCCAGAGTGAGTGCTGGCGTAACCGGAAGGTTCTCATTAATTTCAAAATCAGGAAGCTTCATGTGATCTCCAAGAGTTGTGAGCATTCCTACCAGGCCCCCATTCCGCCCCGGCCGCCGCCGGGTTTCC